AGACGATATTTCAGGTCTAGCTGGCATCACCGCTCTGTTTGAGCGTACCGCAGCAAAGATTGCAGCGCAGTCTTTAGTTGATTTGGCGTCTGGTGTCAGAAAGGCACGCATGAAACGGCTTGGTAACAGCACTCTTGACCAAGATATAGCAAGGCGACTCAAGAGTTTTGGTTTAGATGAGGAAATGTGGCCGCGTGTTGTAAACCAAATTAAAAAACACACAATAACTGTGCCGTCTATGTTCTCTCGTAGGCGCAAGCTCAAAGCTATCAATATGGACGCTTGGGACGATATAGATGCCAGAGATGCTTTGACGTATGGCATCGCAAGGTGGACGAGGCAATCAATTCAGCAGAACGATGTTGGAAATCTAAACATTCATATGACCAGCACGATGGGTAAGGTTTTGAGCCAGTTCAGAGCCTTTATGCTGGTGTCTCATGCCAAACAATTTTTGCATAATATTGAGCGTCGAGATTTTGCTGCATTTTCGTCTATGATGTGGTCACTGTTTTACGGTGGTAACGCATATATTTTGCAAACCCATGTCAACGCGCAGGGTAGAGAAGATAAAGACAAGTTTTTAGAAGAAAGTTTATCAGCAACTGAGATTGCCAAGGCTGCTTTTGTTAGAAGCTCTTGGGCAGCGTTGCTGCCAGGTATTGCAGACACCACTCTTGCGATTGCAGGACAAGACCCATTCTTTGGCTACAAAAGATCGACAGGTCTTGCTTCAAACCTTGTAACGGGCAATCCTGTGTTCGATTTGCTTGACACTGCACAAAGCGTAGCGCGTGGTGGTTCACGCGCTTTGTTCAACGAGGAGTATCAGTGGTCGCGTGGTCAGCAGCGTGCATTGAACTCTTTGTTGCCGTTTCAGAACGCTATTGGCATCAAAAATGTTCTGAATACAATGATGGATGGCCTGCCTGAAAGCTCAAGAGTGACTGAACAGTAAAAATGCGGTATAAAGCGTGTAGGAGTAACAAATGACGGTCAGCAGTCTTACAACCAAGAACAGTTATAGTGGCAACGGTAGCACGTCTGCCTTCAGCTATACGTTCAAGATTTTTGATGATGACGATGTTACGGTTATTATCCGCACTGACTCGACGGGTACAGAAACCGTCAAAACCAAGACTACGCACTACACAGTGTCCGGTGTGGGTAACGCAGGCGGCGGCACCATCACATTCACATCTGGCAACATCCCAGCGTCAGGCGAGACTGTTCTTTTGCTGCGAAACACACCGCTTACGCAGGCTACAGACTACACGCCAAACGACCCCTTCCCCGCCGCAACGCACGAAGACGCGCTAGATAAACTCACCCTTATCTCTCAGGACACTCAGGAGGAGATTGACCGCTCTATTAAGCTGTCGCGTGCCAACACGATGACCAGCACAGAGTTTACGGTGCCAGCGGCAACAAGGGCCAACAAGATATTTGCCTTTGATTCCAGCGGAGAGCTTGCGGTTACGCAAGAGATTGGCACTTTCCAAGGTGATTGGGCTGCAAGCACCGCATATGCAGTGCGTGATCTAGTCAAAGACACCAGCACAAACAACATTTTCATTGTGAACGCTGCGCATACAAGCTCTGGCGCACAGCCGCTTACGACAAACGCTAACAGCGCCAAGTATGACTTGATTGTTGATGCTGCGTCTGCGACCACAAGTGCCACAAATGCTGCATCATCGGCTACAGCGGCGGCATCTAGTGCCTCAACTGCCTCAACTCAGGCGTCAAATGCGTCTACAAGCGCCTCAACGGCCTCGACTCAGGCATCAAATGCCTCAACATCAGCATCTGCGGCGGCGACGTCAGCTACGGCTGCGGCAACATCTGCCACAGCGGCGGCTGCTTCAGCCACGGCGGCGGCATCAGCGGCTCTTGCACCCGTATCAAATGACACCTCTCCAGAGCTTGGTGGTGATCTAGATGTTCTAACACACGCCATCGTGTCGTCCAGTAATCGCAACATCGCGCTGACGCCAAACGGATCGGGTGTGGTGAGAATAGATGGAAATGTTGATATACAAACTGGCGAGATTGTCCTCAAAAACGGTGGGTCGCAGTCAAATGTAAAGTTCTATTGCGAGTCCGGTAATGCGCACTATGCACAACTCACAGCGCCTGCACATTCTGATTTTTCTGGCAACGTAACTATAGTTTTGCCAGCGACAGCGGGTACTTTGGCGCTGACATCCCAACTGCCAACCTCCGGTATATCAAGCGGGAACGTGGCTACCTTTGGATCAGGTGTGGCTGACGACGATTTCCTTAGAGTCAACGGAACCACAATAGAAGGCAGATCAGCGTCAGAGGTGCTTTCTGACATCGGTGCAACCACAGCTACCGCTGCGGCAAACGAGGCCACAGCCTTGGCCATCGCACTTGGCTAATAGGAGAAACAAATGGCCAACACATTCAAAGTAATTACAAAAGCTGGGGTGACATCATTAGATGTTATCTACACGGTGGCGAGTTCTACAACCACGGTGGTTTTAGGGTTAGTGTTGGGCAACACCACGGGAAGCCAGGTCACATCGACAGTTACGCTAAACACTGATACCGCTGCTAGGTCTGGCGCAAATGACGAGGCCAACCAGGCGGTCGAGCTTGTAACCAACGCACCCATCCCCGCAGGATCATCACTAGAGCTTCTTGCTGGCAACAAAGTGGTGCTGGAGACAACTGACGAAATCAAAGTGTCAGCTACCGGCGCAGTAGATGTTGCACTGTCTGTTATGGAGATCACCTGATGCCCTACCTCGGAGTGAAACCAGCCGACATCACCAGCGCCACAGAAGCAGAGATTGCTGGCGATCTGACCGTTGACACCAACACACTGCACGTCGATGCGGCTAACAATCGTGTGGGTGTGGGTACAACTTCTCCAGCAGACCATCTGGCAGTGGTGGCAAGCGGCGCAAACGCACATATCAGTGTGGACAGAAGCGACGGCGCAACCGGCAGAACGGTTCTAATCCACAGTTCATCTGGCGGTCAGCTACAGACTACAGGTTCTGTTCCTTTAATTTTTGGCACTGCCGACACAGAACGTGGACGGTTTTTGTCTGGCGGCGGCCTCACCTTTAACGGCGACACGGCGGCGGCAAATGCGCTGGATGATTATGAGGAGGGTACTTGGACGCCTGTCGTTGCTTTTGGTGGTGGCACAAGTGGAATAACATATGGAACCCAGTTTGGTCGCTACGTCAAAATCGGTGAACAAGTCATGCTTCAATGCACTATTTCTATGACTTCAAAAGGCAGTAGTTCCGGTGCAGCTAGAATACAAGGGATGCCGTTTAATCAGGGTGGCACAGGCTTTCACTGTACAGGTATGCAAATGTTCAATTTTACAGGTGGCACAGAGTATGTAGTGGCACAAACTGCCGGGGGTAGTAACGAGGTTGCTGTAATTCGTTTGGGTGCTGACCAATCACTTGATGCCAGTGATTTTGCCAACAACACCGGCATCAGATTTTCAATCGTTTACAGAATTTAACCCCACCAGCCGGTAGGGGTTGGACAGGTCGCACAGCGACGATAAACAGAAGGAGTAAACAATGGCACTGACAAAAGAATTTGAATACGACTGCGAGGTGCGTGGCCCATACAAGGCTGTGCAAGTTCGCCAAGCAACCGTCATCAAGGATGATGGCGTGGAGATCAGCCGTAACTATCACCGGCACGTTCTGCATCCCCGCACCAAGTCTGGCGATAGCTGGGGCGACACCGACATCTCTGGCGAGGATGCCAGCGTACAGGCGGTGTGCAATGCCGTGTGGACTAGCACAATCAAGTCTGCCTACGAGACTTTTGCAGACAGCCAAGAAACACCATAAGGAGCCAGATAGATGGCATACATTGGCAAAAGCCCAGATGGCACTGGAGTTCGTTCACGCTTCTACTACACGCAGACCAGCGGCGGTGGCACTAGCGTCAGCGGCTCCAGCGACGACGGCACGACACTTGCGTTTAGCGATGGCGCTTACGTCGATGTATTCCTCAACGGCGTCCTGCTTGTGGCTGGCACTGACTACAACACCAACACCGCAAACACCATTGCTGGCCTAGCTGCCTTGGCTAACGGCGATGTGGTCGAGGTCGTCGTCTATGACATCTTTACCGTTGCTGACACTGTGTCGGCACTGAATGGCGGCACGTTCTCTGGTGCAGTTGGTTTCAGCGGCGGCATCACTGGTGATTTGGCCGCAACAGGACATGCCTCTGTAGGTGTTGACGCTGTAGATGCGACAAGGGCATTGACTGTTGCTGGCTCAACAGATGACTCCACAGCATCAGGGCTAGTTGTTTACAACTCTAGCCTCGCATCAAAGTTCTCAGTGCGTAATGATGGCCTGATTACCACTGCTGGCAATATACAAGTTGGCGGCGATATTCGCATCGGCGGAACCGGCAGTGCCAATGCTCTCGACGATTATGAGGAGGGTACGTTTACGCCATCTTTTACAAGTGGCGTGGATGGTGGGGCTACATACAGCTACCAGCTTGGAAGATACACAAAAATAGGACGACAGGTCATAGTTGAAGTTGATTTAGACCTGAACTCGTTTAGTGCGAATAGCTCAACTGTCAAAATCGGCACACTACCCTTTTCATCAGATACTTCCGCACCCTATGGCGGCGGTTTTTTCACATATAATGGAGGATTTTACAATTCTCTTGCTGCGTGGTTCGTAGCAAATAGTGCTAGCACTGCTGCTTTGTATCGACAGTCTGACGGTGCGGCTTTAGCAGGTAATTCCAGTGGGATGAACATGGGCGCAACCTGTCGGGCAATTATAATATACACAGCGCAGTAACGGAGCATCTTATGAGCAGAGCTAGAGATTTCGCAGACCTCGCCGGTTCGGCTGATAATTTGGAAGGTCTTGTAAAAATATCCTCAACCACCGTTTCTTCTGCGGTTGCGTCTGTTGACCTGACCGGTATGAGTTCAACATACGATTTTTATAAGTGTCATTTTACCCTGACCCCCGCCACAGATAACGTGAATGTTTTTGTAAGGTTCATAAATTCTAGTGGCAGCGCTATTTCTAGCTCTGAGTATGGACACGGACTAGTAAATGAAGGTGGCGGTTCTTTAGTGAACAGTAACTCAGCGAACACTATGGAGATAGGCTCTTCTGTTGGGTCTGCTTCAAATGAAAGCATGTGTGGGGTTTTGACGATTGGCCCTGCCAATTCCACCACACATCCCTGTTCTCTGTACGGACAGACAACATTTATTAACACCAGTGGAAACCATCAGGGTACGGTTGTAATGGGCAGCTTTAAGTCTGGCTCTTTCCAAGTCATCACCGGGTTACAATTCAAATGCAGCAGTGGAAATATTGAGGCAGGCACATTCACTCTTTATGGGGTGGTAAAATGAAAAAGTATTTAAACGAACAGTTAGTTGATATGACTGCTGATGAGATTGCAGCGCGTCAGGCAGAAGAAAAAGCGTGGGCAGATGGCACGGCTGAGCGGAACTTGTCTGCCCTTCGCAAAGAGCGTAACAATCGACTCGCTGAAACTGATTGGTGGGCCAGCAGCGATTTGACTATGACCACTGAGCAAACAACATATCGTCAAGCTCTGCGTGACATCACAGACAATGCCACCAGCCTCGATAATGTAAAGTGGCCGACAAAACCATGAGCAAGCCCACCGTCACATCCATCAAATCTGAACTCGACACCCATGAGGCGGTGTGCGCTGAACGCTGGAAGGAAACAATCCTGCGTATCAAGCGTATTGAGCATATTATGATTGGCACTGCTGGCACGACGATTGTTTTGTTGTTAGGAATTATTATTAATGAATGATCCATGTCTTTCTTTTGTTTGTTTTTGTTGGGCTAGGTGAGGATAAGCGGCTCGTTAGTAACGATATGTATTTTCGCAGTGTTGATGACTGCGTGTACTTTGCACAGAGACTGCACAAACAGGGACAGAACATCACCGCTTACTGTCTGCCAAAAGTGGTAGACGAAAACACAAAGGTCTACTGATGGACCCAATATCAGCAATGGCAACTGCCTCTGCCGCCTTTTCAGCCCTCAAGAAGGGCTTTGCTATCCT